TCAAAATATAAACAAAAGAATTTTAATTAAAGGCTTTCATTTAGATTTTTTAATTTTATATAAGAGATTTTATCAAAAGATTCATTTTTAACCTTTTCAATAGTCTCTTTAATTGCCCCAACAGTATCAGGATCTGAGTCAGAAGATAATATATTCTCAAGTCTTTTTAATGTGTTTTCCTTAATAAAGTCAAATTTAATTTCTAACTTATCATTATCTTCTTTTAATAAACCAATTATTTCTTTTTTTTCTGACTCACTAACATTGGATAAATAATTTGTAATTGTATTATTAGCGACTTTAACCATACTTTCTAAAGGAAGTGAAATAACCTTGTTATTAGAAAATGGTTTATTTAACTTAAGACATTCAACAACAAGTTTTCTACTTTTTATTTTACTTTCCAACATAACAACATTACTTGAAAATAGGTTGTCTATTTTTTCGTATTCGTTTTTTGTGTTAACGTTATTTAACCATAAACTAATTTCTTGGATGTCCTTTTTATTAATTTTGTTTAATGCGTTCTCGTATATTGTTATTGACCCATTAATAAAATCATTCGCCACTGATTCGGACAAACCTTTATTAGATGAAAGTTCATCATATAAATAATAAATTTTACTTATATTTTTGTTCTTTTTAACCAATTCATTAAAGATAAAAATATTATCTTTTAACGTGTTTTTATTGTATGACTCAATTAAACACTTTTCTATTTTAGATTTTAAAACACCAAATTTCATATTTTTTTTTATTATAAATATTAACTGTTTAGTAATTTATCAAGTTCTTGTTCTATATCACCTAAAGAATTTGATGCCTTTGATAAATCAATATATTCATCCCCAAATATATCATCACTTTCTAAAAGTAAGTTTAAATTATTTTTCTTAATACTTTCAGGGATTGGTGGTCCTCCTCCCGACTCTGGTGCTCCAGGTGGTGGAGGTGGTCCTCCTGCCGGTGGTGGAGGAGATCCTCCTGCTGCTGGTTCGGCACCTGCAGTTTGGGTACTTCCTGTTTGAGTTTTATAAAGTTTATCTACAGTATCAAAGAATCCTGTATGAGTAATTATTGTTGGCGTATTTGCCAATTCAGATGACACCGCCCTTTCTAATCTTATTTGTTGTAATTCTAATTTAATTTCTTCATCAGAAAAACCAAAAATATGTTTTTTAGCCCAAGTTGCGGATGTAGGTTGTAGTGAATTTGGAATTTCTGTAACCATATCCTTATACAATAAAACTTTTTCTTTCCATACCTCAACCATTAATAGATCTGCCTGTTTAGATGGATTAGTTAAACCTAAAGTAAAGTTATTTAATTCATCCTCAAACCCAAGTAAAAATAAATGTATAATCGCAATTTTATTTAATTCCGCAATTATACTTTTTTGTATCTTATGAATAGTTCTTGCAAATCTAATATCTAATAAAGATAAATTTTTACCATCACCAACCGGTTCTTCAAATCCAAGATATGCTTTTGGTATCCTTAATGCACAAACAAGTTTCTTTTGGATATATTCAATATCGGCGATCTCAGAAAGATTTGCAGCCCCTGCCAATGTCTCAATAGGCATTGTCTGTGTTGCGTCTCTAACAGGAATAAAGTAATCTTGATCTACCGCCATTTGGTTAAAACGTAAATCAACATTACCTGTTTTAGAATCAACAATTTGATCTCGTTTAAATTTATTTGCAACTCTTTGTACGTAAGCCTCAACATCTTTATCGTCCATATTACCAACAAAGACTTTAAATACCCTTCTTTCGGGGGCTCTTGATGTTCTATAAATTAACATAGCATCTTCCGCCAACACAAGTTGTTTCCATATTCTACGGGCCTTTTCTAACATTGATGTACCATATGGTAATTTTCTATCATCACCTAGTAATCTAAAATGAGCCATTTCCCAAGTGTTAAACTCCATATCCTTATTTTTCCAAGTAAACCTTAAGTTTTTCTCGTTTTTTGTTGATGGGGTGGTGTTCATAGTTCTGGCTTCCATACCTCTTTCTAATCTTTCGATTTCAATATTAGGTAATTGCATACAACTTACAATACCTTTTTCAGGGTCAAGTTTTAAGTAAACAAAGTTATCACCATACTTACACATGTTTCTTACCCACATTTGTAAATTTGTATTAATATCTAAATTATTATTAAATAAATCTACTAAGATACTTTTAATTCTTTGTGATTCAGAATAAACTTGTAATATAAACCCGTCATGGTTTGATGTTGTTGATTCCTCAGCATATATGTCCAAGGCCGTTGAGATTTCTGGAGTATATTCCATAGATTCGTAATCGTAGAATGCAGAAATTCTGTTTGGTTCATAATATACCGCTTGACTGTATAAGTTATTTTCAATCTTTTTCCAATTATCACTTAAAAATAAAGTTTGTTGTATTTCTAATTTCTCTTTCTCAAATTTAGACTTATCGGTAGTTTTTAATATTTCTTTTTTATCAAACCTATAGGTAGGATCATCCATCCCTAATAATGAATTAGGTCCGAACGTTTTGGATAATCTTTGCCAAATCGTTAAATTTTTTTCGTTTTGTTCCATAATTAAAATTTAACTTATAATTTTTTTTTATAAAGTTTATTGTCTTATATAATAAATATATTTCATTATTTTGTTGTGGTTGTTGTTGTGGTTATTTGTTCAATAATATTATACTGACTTTTCTTATTAAAAGTTGGTTTAATAACTTTAACACTATAGATACCTTGACCGGTTATAATTAAGTCTGATCCCGCAAATATTTTACCACTTTTTTTTCTCTGAATACTACCCATAATTATAAATATTACCTACCACCAAATAACCACCCGTATTTGATGTAATCATCTTTTGTCGCTGCATTAATTTCTCTACCAAAATTATCTCTTTTAATATTCATGTTAGGTAACAATGGATTGAAGTGAGCTTCCTTTGCAACAGAATCATTTGACGCTACGGTCCAAGACTCCAACATAACCTTAGCTTGTTGAGCGACTTTTTCTAATTTTGTAAAGGAAGATTCCCCAACATAAATTGCCATTGATATCCCCATGATGAGGTCATCATGTTGTCCTCTTTGGTGATCTGGTCTACCATTTATATACATAAAAGTGTTCATTTCATTATATAATCTAACACTTTTTATTTTAAATTTGTGTCTAACCGCCTCCTCAAATGCCGCAATTATTTGTACTCTTTTATTATTAAAGTTAATTCCGGGGATTTTATCCACCGCCTTACTTACATTAGCCCATATACTTGTGGTATCAACACCTTCAACATATAAACTTTTGTATCCTAATTCTTGTAATTTTCTAACTGTTGTTATTCCCATACCTCCGGTGATATCAACAACAATAAATGCGTTATACATAACTCCCCATTTATATGCGATCTCAGCAAGAGCATCAGGCGGGATTTTACCAACATATTCAAAAACTTGTTCTCTCGCGTCAAAATCAATAATTTGTATTGAGCTAAAATCCTCACTATCCCCTCTTGATACGTCAACTCCCATTATGTATTTATTACCCAATATTGGTTCTTTCCACATCCATAATGAGTTACCCATTAATTTACCTTCAGGTTCTAAAAGGGTATTATTTTTTATTTCCTCTAATTGTTTATTCTCAAATACATTATCCCCTGAACCTAAGAACTCACAATTTAACTCTTGATTGATCTTTCTCTTATCGTACTTTAATTTTTTAACCATTTTTTCATACCAAGTTGAACACGGTTTGTATCCCTCTTTAAAGTATTTAGATATTTCCGAGTAATCCCTACTATAAGGGTCAATATGTTCGAAAGAGATATGTTTAGACTCATCCTGTTCATCTTTATTTAAAAGATAATTTACAAGATCATCTGTAGGAACTAAAAATAAATCTTTTGCATATCTTGGATCTCTCCACCAAAACATTTCAGAAATTTTAAAGTTATTAAAACCTTTTAATGTTTGATCATATATATCGTAATATATTGGGTCATAACCATTTGGTGTTGAGACTACAATTACTTTACCACCAGTAGATAACGAGGCCATACAAGCCGGCCAAAAATCACTGTCGGCCTCAATAAATGCCGCCTCATCAAACACAAGAATGGTTGGGGTAAATCCACGTAAGGCATCTTTTGATGTTGCTACCGCCTTTACTTCACTACCATTATTCAATTTATAATGTTTTTGTGAGTTTTTATCTACAGAAAATCCCGCACCAACCCACGAAGGCCATTGATCAACAAACGATCTTATCTTATTAGCCATTTCCATTGAGGTATCAAGTTTGATGGCAATTATTAGAATTTTTTCAGGTTGTGTCTTTTTTGCAAAAACTAGTCTTTTCGATACCCAAGCCGCAGTAACGGTAGAAACCCCTGCCTGCCTATATTTTAATGCAATGTTTTCTTCATAGTCTTCGTAATCTTTCAATAAAGAAACTTGATCAGGAAATAGTTGTAATGGTACGTATTTTAATGCCGTATTATCGTATGTTTGTAGATATGTTTTTAAGGCGTATTCCGTATCTTTCATACACCTAACATATTCTAACATTACCTGTTCTCTTGTTAAACTCATAAAGTTTTTTTATTATAAATACTTTAAATAGTTTATTTAATAAAAAACCCACCTTTTGGGTGGGTTTACTATTTTTAATTTTTAGTAGGCTAAATCATCATCATCATCATCATCATTATCATAATTATATTCATCATCATCCTTATCTTCACCTTTAAATTTATGATATTCCTTTTTAGCCTTTTCAAAAATTTCTTTAAATTCTTTAACTGCCTTTGCGTTATCTTCTTTTCTTTTTGAAACAACATTTGCAATTATTTGTTTTAGGAATCTTTCCGCCGGTACCTTATAAAGGTTCTTTTCAAAGAACGGCATATAAACAAGACTATCAGGATCTAAAACTAATTCTTTAGGTAGCATTGTTCTAATTTTTCTAGCTAATTCACCACCAATTCTGAAGTTCATTGGTTCATGTTCCATTGTGTCAGTTTGGCTAATAACTTGTTGTGCCATTTCAGGGTCCATCCCTTTCCACTGTTGTCTTGCGGTAACCATACTAAATGCTTTATCGACTTCATGTAATAGGATTGGGAATATTAATCCATTTGCAAACCAAGTGTCTTTATCCATTTTTTCACCACTTTGGTCGTCATCCTCATCTTCATCGCTTTGTTCTGGTTTGGCTTTACCTGCTGATCCTGCCGCATTACCCCCTAACATTTCAATTAGTTGTTGGTTGGTAAAATACATTAAATCATTTGCCCCCATAATTTTATTATACAATTCATATAAAGATGGATCTATCGCATCTAATCTATCTTTATATGCCTGATAAGCATATTGACCTCTTTTTGCTTTACCCATCACATATGCATTTATAACGTGTCGTTTTTCAATCTCCAATTGTTTTTCTTCTTCTGGTGTTAAATCATCAATGTCAAATGAAAAGTTTGGTGGTATTGGTAGTTTTTCATTTTTTTTAGGTTTCATCTGAAATATAGTTGGGTCTATAGATTGTTCCCCAAGGAAAGTTAAAAGATTTATCAATTGAAATTCATAAATGGTTCCCCCATCTTTAGATTTTCTTTTTTTCACAAAACCTTTTCTTAATGCATTTTCCATTGTAAGGTTATTAGGCATCCACCCACTCTCTTTGGCCTTAATTTCAACCGCAAGGTCCCTAAGTTTTTCTCTATGTCTTGGTTCTTTGGACATTACTTCTCTAACCGCCATCATTTGTTCCATTTGAATCGCGGCCATTACCGAAGGATCTGTTATATTTCTTTCAGTAGTGTAATATCTTTTTACGTAATCAACAATCTCTTTGAATCTGTCTCCTGATAACCTCTCAACATCAGATACTCCGCCTTGAAACCCTCTATTTTTTGCGTAGATACTTTCAGGGTCCTCAATCTTTTGTTGTACCCTAGGATCCATTCTTTCTGGATAATCCCCATAATCAACAGGAGCCTCGTTTATGATTTTCCTCACCAAACTCTCAATATATTTATGTCCCATTAGTTAAAATTTAATATGTCCATTATTGTGTCAATGAAACTACTTTGTTGTTTTTCCATTTTTGCTTTTGGATTTTCCTTAACATCAGGATTAGGATCTTTAAAAGGATTATCTTTTGTTCTTTCTTTTTCCTTTGTTCTTTCTTTTTCCTTAGTTCTTTCTTTTTCTTTTGTATTTGCTTTAGGATTTTCTTTTACGTCAGGATTAGGGTCTTTAAATGGATTATCTTTTGTTCTTTCTTTTTCCTTAGTTCTTTCTTTTTCCTTAGTTCTTTCTTTTTCTTTTGTGTGTTCCCCTAAAGAAGATATTCTACCAATAGGTCTTTTCATAGTTTTCATTTCAATTCCAGATTCGTTTGAAAACATAGACATTTTTTTGGGGGTTTTCAAAAACATAGAATTAAATTTTTCTGATTTTTCAGATATTGTATTAATCATTTGACCTTTTGTAAACGTTGGGTTCACATATTCATCCAACATGTTAACAATTCTATCTTCTAAAAATCTTTCTAAATTTTCATTAGTTTTTTTAACCGTTTTTTTGGGTTGTTTTTTATCTGGCATTTTTTTATAATCTTTTTTAGATGTACTGTCTGAAAATTCTTTTGCCATTTTACACCATTTCTCTTTTGTTTTTCCTGTACTATTTTTACATTTTGACCAAAATAACCCTTGTTGGGATTTTGATTCAAATTTCTCAAAAATACCCATACCATCTTCTGTTGCGTCAGGATCATTAACAACATCTAATGTTGCATCTTCTTCCATTTCACCTTTTGATCCAAATTTCTCATCTAACTCAACTGAAGCATTTGGGTCTACTTTTGTTACCATAGCCTGAACTGCTTCCATATCTTTTGGGTTTTTTGTTGGTTGATATACCGTTTTTGTTACCGCTTCTTTATTCTCTTTTTTTTTTGTAAATTTTTCGGATAAAACTTTAATTTGTAAGTCATTTAAATTACTAATAGTGTTAAATGACAATCCGTGTTCTAACAAAGTTAAAATATGATTTTTAGG